AGCGTCGGCGTGGTGCCGGCGGCCGCGGTGCAGTCCAGACGGAAGATGGCGCCGACTGCGTCCTGAGGCAGCCGGAAGTTCGTGTTGAACGGGGAGCCGACCGCGGCTTTGGTGCGGACGGCTGAGGGCAGGATGACCATGTCTGTGACCTTTCACCGGAGCTGGGGCAGGGGGCGGAGGACCATCCAGGCCACGCCCCCCGTGCCCAACGCTAGGTGTTACGTGACTGCGAGTGTCGCTCGAGCCGACAGCGGGCCGTACCCGTAGGAACGACCATCGCCGAGCAGGTAGCGCCACGCGGCGTAGACCGCGTAGGTGCCCGCTCCCGGCGTGAACAGCGCCGTGACGTCTGTCCCGCCGTCGATGGTGCCGAGGAACAACAGGTCGTTGTCCTCGTCCGTGTCGGTGTCGCGGCTCCAGACAGCGATGAGCGCGCCTGCGCGCGAGTTGCCACCGCCGCTGATGTCGGCCGCGTCGAGGTCGACGGAGAAGACCCCGGCGGTGCCATCGACAAGGCCGATGGTGCCGGAGCCAACGGAACCGAGCCCGGGCCGCGTGGTCGAAGTGCCGACGGTCACGGTTTCAGCCGCAACCGACGTGCCACGACCGGCGGTACCGAGGACTGCTCCGCCCTCGCCGTCGATGCTGGACCGGTTGTCCGCGGAGGCCGCGGGGTCACCGGGAACCGAACCACCCTGGATGCCGTCCGCGAGGGACTGCGTCCGAGCCGTGGGACGGGTGTTCGAGACGGTGGTGATGGCGCCGGTGATTCGGCCGGTGCCACCATCGCGGACGTACGAGTCGGACTCACGGTATGACGTGGTGTCCTCGACGCCCCCGCCTTCGGAGGTCACTGCGTGTGTCGCGTCGGTCGGACCAGCGATGGCCGACTCGGCGACGACCGGACCGACGTAGATGCCGCCGGCGGCACCGCGCAGGCCCGTCTTCGGCCGACTCGCGGGGAGCGGCTTGGTGCCGGGAACCAGCTTGGTGACTGTGATGGCGGCCATCGGCTACACCTCCAGGATGAGGTCGACGGACAGGAAGTCCGTGGTCGTCCCGAAGTTGACGCCCTTGACCGTGAACGGCAGCCTGAACGGTGCCGGCGCGAAGCCCTCAGACTCGGCGGCCAGTGTGACCGCGGCGCCTGTGGCGTCGACGACGGTACCGTAGTTCGTCAGGCCAGTCGCCGTCACGTCGCGAACGACGATGAGGCGAACGAGCGCGGTCGCGTAGTCGCGGTCGGCAGCGTCGAGGAAGAGGATGCGCCCATCGGCGTCGTCAATCTCGATGCGGCCAAGCACGTCAGCGCCGGCTGCGGACTTCGCCGAGGACGAGAAGTTGCGCGCTTCAATGCAACGGAGCGCAGCGTACTGCCTCGACGGACCGACACCGGCGTTTCCGCCGCCGACGGTTCCAATGGTGACGGGTGTCGCGGTCGTGAGACCCTCGACCCGCCTGCGAACGAATGCCATGTTAGGCCTCCTGTTTGCGGGCCCTGTTGGCCCGGCTCTTTGCCGGAGTCTCCTCCGGGCTGGTTGGAACGTCGTCGACGCGCTGTGCCTCGTCGATGGCGTTCACTGCTTGGAGGTACTCTTCTGTCGTCTTGGTGCGGATGCGGGGGAACCGTCGAAGGAGCTCCTGCCGGTTCTGACCGTACGTCTCCGCGAGGATGTGCACCTCGCGTTCGGCGTCCGACAGCGACTCCAGCAACGTCACGAAAGCCCCAGCGGGCATGCCCTCGAGCCGCTGCGCGGCCCTCTGAACACGCTCGTACAGGGTTCCCTGGTTGCGCTGCGCCCGCTTGACCGAGGCTTCCTCGGCGATGCGCTGCTGCAGCTCCCGGTTCGCTTGGCGATTCATCGCGAGCTCGCGCCGGCTGTCACGCACGTCGCGCAAGTCCTGCTCACGAATGAGCGCCTTCTGGTCGTTCGGGATGATGGTTCTCACGGTTCCTCCCTGGAAGGGTGCTGCGTTCCCCGCCATTTCTGACGGGGAACGAAGCATCAGGTGCTACTCGACCTAGACGGTCGTCGCAACGGCGATGCCGTGGCTCCGGCGGCTGTCCGTGATGAGGTTACCCATCGACAGAATCAGCGCAACCTTCGCGTCCTGGTTGTACGGGCGGACGAAGTCCGTCGGGGTCAGCCACGATTCCTCGTGCTGGACGAACTCGAGCCGCTCGCTGTTCAGGAAGAAGATGGCGCCGCCACCAGAGATGGTGACCGTTCCGTCGTTGATGGTACCCGTCGCGGGAGCGTCGGGGTCGAACGTGATTTCCGCGGCCTTGTGCGCGAGACCCATGAAACCGAGGTCAGCGAGCTTGAGGTCGTTGAACCGCACGTTCGGGACCGCGAGCGCCTCGTAGGCCTCGAAGACGGCCTGCGTGGTGAGCTCGATGTCAACCTTCGACCGGTTCACGCGGATGGTGTTGACCACGTTGTTCATGGCCTGCACACCGTCGAACGTGGTGAGGTCGACAGCCGCGGTGCGCACAACGCTCTTCCACCAGGTGTTGGTGGCTGCGTCGATGCCCCCGAGGTTGACGTTGGTCGCGGCCGCAGCATTCTGGGTGCCGTTGGACACGATGCCCTTGAGGCCAATCATGTCCTTCTGGCTGTTCCCAGTGCCGTCGGCGTACAGCATGGCGTTCAGGTCGTCGGCAACCGAGAGCTTGAGCTGGTCGACCTTCGCCTGCAGAAGGTTGATGAGCTGTGCAGCTCCGCGGTTCTTCTTGACCTCTTCACCCGAGATGGTGATGGACCCAGCGTGCTGAGCCCACGGGAACTCGGCCCAACCCATGCCCTCCTGCGGCGTCGTGTCGATGATGTCGTACCCGGAGTACGAACCCACCGTGTCGTTGAACGCGAAGAGCAGAGGCCGGCGAATGACCGTTCCACCGTCGAGGGTGACTCGCGCCTTGCTGTTGAGCCAGGCGAGAAGCACGTTCTCGTTCGAAATCTGGTCGCGAAGCACCGGCCGGACCTTGTCCAGGGTGGTCGTGACCAGAACGTCGAACTGGTCGGCGTAGATGGACATTGCGTCGTTCTCCTACTGGTTACTCTTGGGCTCCAGGAGTCTTGGTGACGACGCGTCGCACTGCCTGCTTCCAGGAGAGGCCTGTTTCCTTTTGGGCTGCCATCGCGGCCGCCTTGACGGCGTCGCGCATGGACATCCCCGGCTTCACCGGAACAGGTTCAGCGGAGCTCGAGCGGGGCTTGAGGCCACCGCTTTGCGCTCTCTTGGCGGCTTCCTTGCGCGCAGCAGCCGCGAGGCTTTCGACCTCGCGCTTGACGGGCGCAGTCAGCCGGAAGTACAGGTCCGCTGGCGTGGCGATGTCCTCCTCTGCGGCGTACCGCAGAACTTCGAGCCGCTCGCCTGGGAGTTTCCCGTACGTCGCCTCGAGCTCATCGAGCTCGCGGTTCCAGTGGGACTCCACAGCGCGACCGGTCTCCATCGTCTCGAGCTTGGCGACCTTGTCCTCCAGAGAGAGCTGGTTCCGAGCCATCGCGAGCAGAACCGGAGTCGTGCGCTCGTCCAGCGACTCGGGGTCGAGCCCGAGAACGGTGAGGAGCGCCTCGTCCGTCACTTCCTCCGCCTCGACGGCGGGGGGAGCGTCCTGCTGCTTCGGCGTCGAAAGCCGAGCCTGGAGCTGACGGATGGTACTGTCCTGTTGCGAGAGGTGGCGGATGAGCGCCGCCTTCCGCTCGACCGGAATGCCGGTCAGGTCAGTACCCCAGTAGGACTCCGTTTGCTCGGCTGTGGCGAGCTCCTCTTCGGTGAAGGGAGCCTCGCCCTCGGCCGGCACGGAAGCCTGCGGGGATTCGACCCTACTGGGTCGGTCCTCGCCGGAGCCGTCGTCGTCGCTCGAGAGCTCCTCGTCGAATGACGAGAGGTCTCCCTCGAGGTCGCCTTCGGGCTCGTACTTTGACTCCCCAAGGGCCTCGGCGATGGCGCCCTGGAGCCCGGCTTCTGCAGCCGGCTTGTCAATCGGCCTGCCCGCGTTGCGGGTGGTCATGGTGGTGCCTCCCTGCGTTGTACCCTTCGCCCTCGGCGCGGCGCGCTGTGGCTTGGGCCTCGACAGCATGTGCGCAGAAGTTCACGCGTTCCGTGAACTACTGCACTCGCAGGTCGCGAGGGATTCGAACCCCCACCGCCCGGCTTTGGAGACCGGTGCCCTTCCGTTGGACCAGCGACCTGTACAGTCATTTCGGGCGGGAGGCCAGCCCCGCCCCGAGCGCCGGGAACCACCCCGGGAAAACCCTGGCTCGACAGGGTGCCGCTTGGTGAGCGGCTTTGACCTAGCGGCTCATGCCCGTGGAGCTGCCACCACGGAGCGAGCCCTTCGCGGCCCCTAGCGAGGCCCCGTACTGAAACATGCCCTGCATGCTGTTCTGCGCGAGCTGGTCGGCCTGAGTCTCCTCAGGCGACTTCACGATGGTGCGGATGAGGTCGTCGTCCAGACCTGCCTCCGACAACACCCACTGGAACAGCCCCACGCGGTCAACCTCGGGCAACGGCGCGAGCATGTTCGAGACGAACACGGCGCGCTGGAAACGCTCTTCGCGGGTCAGGTTCTCCTTCGGCGTGATGGCGATTTCGAGGTCCGCCTCGATGGCGATGTCCTCGTTCGTCCACGTCCACTCGAACTCCTGGCCCGTTTCGGCCACGAAGCGCACCATGCGCTCCTGGTCGTAGAACTTCTGCATGAGCTGCAGCGCGGTGCGAGCGATGTCGATGTACCACTGCTCGAGCGAGCCACGCCGCTCTCCCTGCCGCGCCTGGCCGCCCGTGGTGACGAGCTGGGCCTCGGTCGCGGTGGTGCGCTTGGAGGGGAAAACCCCACGGACTACCTCGTTGGCGCCGGTGGTCTCCTGCATCTCCATCTGGATTTTCTCGGGGACCGCGTACACCTCTTGCGAGAGCTGAGGGATGGGCGGCTGGCCGAGCTCCGCGAACGCGTGGCCACCTTCGAGGCCGACGTACGCCATCCACTCGTCGGACTCCAGCGCCTTGCGCGCCTGCGCGCCGAGCGCGTCCTTCGGCCCGAACATCTTGGGGATGGACCGGCGGACGTGAGTCGCGATGTTGGAGCGGTACTCGTCGAGCTCCTCGAGCGACGGGTGGATGACCCGCATGTCGCCGAGGCCCTCGAGGTTCTCGGGGTCGTCGCGCACGATGAGCGGCTTGAAGGGGTTCCGGTCCTCGAGGTCCATGTTGAACATCAAGGGGTTCGGCCGCTGGTACAGCACGAGCTCCGCGTTGTCCTTGAGGAACGTCGTGACCAGGCCGGTCTCGAGGTCCCACAGCTCCACGACCGTGCAGCGCGAGTCGTCCTGGTCGCTGCCGTCGGAGCCGCCGCCGAGGCCCTCGACGTCGGAGTAGTCCATGCCGGACCGGATGTCGGAGTCGCCCTCGATGTCGTCGAGCTTGCGCTCACCCTCGGCCTTGCCGTAGCGGTCGATGACGAACTCGCGCCACATCGGGTTCTGCGTGACTTCGGGGACGGGGAGCTTCGTGTACTGCGCAATCCACCGCGCATCCTCGACCTGGTTCGCCGAGATGTCGTACCGGATGTCCGTGTACGCCACGTAGTCGACGCACACGCGGTCACGGACGACGATTTCGACGTCCTCCGTCATCTCGACCATGTCGGCGACGGTCTCTTCGCTGAGGTCCTTGTACTCGTCCTTGCCGAGCATCTCTTCGATTTCGGCCTTGACCGCGGACTCGGGGCGGTCACGAGTCTCGATGTCGGTCACGTAGTCGTAGTACACCTTCACCCAGCCGATGTCGCAGATGAGCGCGTCCTTCACGGCCTTCTTCGCGCGACGCTGCATCTTCGTGTCGCGCATCGCCGCGTTCAGACCCTTCGCTGCGGCAATGGCCTGCGCTTCTGTCGCGCGGCCGAGGCGCTTGACGATGAACTCCACGTCCACCGCCGTGAGCGACGAGAACATCGTGTCGATGACACCGACACCGTTCGTGACGTTGACACGGTGGCCCTCGTCGGTGATTTGGTCTTCGACGACCTCGTTCCGGTAGCGCGCCACCCACTTCTTGTACTCGGGCTCGCGCTTCTGGTAGTCCACGTCCGCCATGCGAAGCCGGCGGCCGTAGACCTTGAGCATCGTCTCCTCGTCTTCATACACCCTAAAAACTACGTTCTTCGACATGCTACTCCTCCTCCGCTGCGAGGCGGTACGCCTGCGCGGTCAGGAGCCAGTCATCGTCGCGGTCGAGGAAAGCGACACCGCGGTTGCAGCCGGCGCACAGAAGCCCGCGCACCTTGCCGGTGCGGTGGTCGTGGTCTACATGCATGCGACGGTCTCCCTGGAGTTTCCCGCAGATTGCACAACGCCCGTCCTGGGCCTTGAACATCGCGTACCACTCGTCGATGCTGATTCCGTACCGACGGCGCAAGTGGCCGTCGAAACCTTGGTCGCTACTCTGATGCTCGCGCGCCCACTCTCTGCGTCGCGCGATGCTCTCAGCGCTCCGGTTGGCCATCTACTTGACTCCCTCGACGGAGAAGGTCGCCTTCTTCTTCCCACCCCGGCCGAGCCACTGCTGGCTGGGCTTCTTGGTGAGCTGCTCGAAGACGTGTCCGTACGTGTTCTCGGCGAAGTGTTGGTCCTGCTCCGGCTCCGTTTCACGGGCGCCGAACGGCAGGAGGACTGTCGCCGCGTAGCGGACCGCGTCGACGTAGTGCGATGTCCAGTCGTGCACCGGGTCCTTGTGGTTCTTGTTCCCGTCGGCGTCCAGCTTCCACTTGTGGGAGGCGAACGCTTGCGACACGACCTCGGCGTTCTTGCTGACGAGCACTCGACCTCCGGCCATCGCGTTGTTCAGCAGGCGGAGGGAGAAGTCCTGTGGGCGTTTCGGAACCGGGCCGACGGGGACGCCGGCGCTGTTCAGGTCGGTGATGACGCTGGTGCCGGTGCTGGGGTTCCGCTGCATTCCCGCGGGGTCACCGTAGTCGCCGGCCGTCTTCGCACCGTTGAAAACCGTGGCCAACCGCTCCTTGTACGCGGCCGCCCAGTCCTTCGCCGTCCACTCCTTCTCGCCGATGGCCTCGAGGATGTTGACGACGGGGATGAGCTGGCGGGGCCCCATGTACTGCTCGCCGGTCCAACTCTGGCGGTCGACCCAGCGGACCTGCAGGAAGACGCAAACTCCCAGGTCTCCGAACCCGAAGTCCCAGCCGGTGTACAGCGGGAGCGCGGGGTCGTACGTGAGGTCCGTGCAGAACGCGGCCGGGTCCCAGTAGGGGAAGACGCCGCCCTCAACGAGGCCGACGAACTTGCCCTCGACCTCCTGCTCGTAGAACCGGCCCGAGTAGTTGGCCTTGAGGTTCGCGACGTACGTCTTCGGCAGCGTGAGGTTCTGCGTGGTGGGGGCGTTGTACCACTTCGTCCCCTCGACCTTGGTCGGGGAGTCCTCGTGGAACACCCGCCACATCCAGTCGTACCCGTTCGGGGTCGACGAGACGAAGCCGGCGATTTTGTACCCCTGCTGCCGGAGGCGGGCGGTGAGGATGTTCCAGGCCGCGTGGGTGCAGTTGCGCCCTTCCTCGATGAAGAACCAGGCGTACTCCGGTCCCCGCATCCAGTCCGGCTTGTCCAGCGACCGGAGGCGGATGACGGAGCCGTTGATGAGGACGAGCTCCTTCGTCGACTTCCGGTAGTCCTTCGACCAGTTGGCGAGGCCGGTCTTCTCGACCATGGCCTCGAGCTGCGGGAGGATGTTGTCGTTCAGCACCGGGTAGGTGGAGGCCGCGACCACTCCGCGCGGGGCGTGGTACTGGCCCGACGGCTTCGGCTGGAGGCACATGCGGAGGCCGCGAGCGAGGCCCGCGTACGTCTTGCCCGACCCCAGGCCGCCGATGAAGGCGGAGTAGAGGTCGTCGCCGAGGACGAACTCCTCCTGGGCGCCAGGGTTCAGGTTGAGCTCAGCCACGTTCCCACCCCGGACGGCGGGCGCCACACCGCGAGCACTCGAGCTCGAAGGTGTTGACGAGCGGCTTGAGGTCGCACCCGCGGATGCTGTCGAAGAACAGGTGGAACAGTTGAAGGGGTGTCACCGGCCCTCCCAGGCGGTGCTACTTCGTGGACTTGCCGGCGCGAGCCTGCGACGCCTTGATGGCCTGGCCCTGCTTCACGGCCTTGGCCTTGGACGCGTAGACCTTGCCCTTGCTGCCGTACTTGTACCCGCCCTTCACCTTATGCACCGGCACGGCGGGCCTCTTCCTCGGCGGCGCGGTAGAGCTGGAGCTCCGCCTGGTCCATCTCGAGAGGAGACTTCGCCGGCGCCTCTTCGGCCTTGAGCTCGGCCAGGGCCTCAGCGGCCTTGGCCTCTTTCGCGGCGGCCGCGCGCTCAGCACGAGCAGCAGCTCGCTTCGCCTTCTCTGCAGCAGTCAGTTGTCCGGCCATCACTGGCCTCCCTTCTGGATGTAGCTGTCGACGAACTCGGCCGCGTTCTCCTCGAGCACGGCGTCGATGTCGTCCAAGATGTCGTCCAGGTCCTCCTTGAGCCGCTGTCGCGACTGCGCCTTGACCGGCTCAGGCGTCTCCACCCGCGTAGGCTTGTGCGCGGGGCTCCGGGTCTTGTACTTCCGGGTCTGAGACGTCATGCCAGGGCCTCACGTAGTCGACCGCCTTGAGGGCGTCGACGAGGCGTTGGTGGATGGACCGTCGGTGCTTCGCCTCGACCGTCTGGACGAGCTCGGTCAAGACGTCGATGGCGAGAGTCAGGAGCGCCTGCGACGCGTGTCGCGCGGCCGGCGTGGGACCGGTCTCAGTGCCGCCGGGGCTTTCTCCCCCTCCCACGGGGGCTCCGGGGGCCTGAGAGGCCACTGCTCTGCATCTACCCGAACAGGCCGTCGGCCGTCGGGACGTCTGGCTTGGAGGTGCTCGTGGTCGCCGGCACGGGCCGGCCCACGGAGTACTCGAGCGCCTTGATGGTCGCCTTGAGGCGGTCGGCCGGCGAGAGGCCCGAGTAGTCGCCGCGACCCTTCGCCGCATCGAGGAGCTCAGAGACGAGGTCCTCGGCCGCGCGCTCCAGTCGGTCCATCGCCCTCTTCTCAGCCGGCAGCGCGGCCCGGCGAGTGCGGGCCTCGGCGGCCTTGTCCGAGGCGGCCTTGGCGAAGGCCGGGTCGGCGAATGGCGGGGCGAGAGGCTCTGGTGCGCTCAAGGTAGGCTCCCTGGTGGTTTCCTGGCCCCACACCGCCCTCAGCGGGGACTCCCCTCCGGTTTGGAGGCTCTCCGGCCGAAGCCGGGCATGAGGGTGGCGGGGACGGGGAGCGAGGACCGAACGGCCTAGGCCCTTCGATGCTTCGAAACTCCCAGGGGCAAAGCCTCTACCAGGCCTTGAGGCTCTGGCTTTTCAGCTTCACCCTCCATAGTAAGCGCTGGGGCACAACCACTTTTGCAAAACCGCAGGTCAGGGGCGGTGTGTTTCGTCCGGGGGCAACCCCCCGGCGGAGGCCCCAAAATCTGGGTCTCGTGGGGAGTGGTGTCCCGTGTGCGTTCGGCCTAGGGTGGGCGACGCGTCCCCGTGCGGGGCGGCCTAGGCCTTTGGTCCTGGCCCCGCGCGCCCGGCCTAGGCCTTGTGTCCTACCCTCATGGTACATGATGTAGTACATATGGGGGACACAGTGTGCGTATGGCCTAGGGCGTGGGGCGAGGGTGCTGCCCACTCACCCTAGGTCATAGGCATGCGCCCCCCGCCCGTATGGCCTAGGGCGGAGGGCGCCGAAACACCCAGGGCGGGGGATGCTGGGCTAGTCCTTCCAGCCCATGCGCAGGTCGGACGCTTGGGGGACCTCGTCATCCCCCAGCTCGGGCCTGACCTGGACCAATGTGCCTACGCCGAACACGTCGGCCGCGTACACATCGCCTAGGTCGCCTGCCTCGCCCGTGTAAGGCGTGACCACGAGGCAGAACCATCGGGCGTAGTCCGTTCGGGGGTCGTGCTGGTAGGCCTTGAGCACGTACCAGGTCCAATCGCCCGACACGTAGGTGGCGTATGGCCTACGCCTCCAGTCTGCCCTCGGCACCGTTCGGCCCATCGTCGTTCGTGCCATCGTCCTAACCCTTTCTCTCGGCGGCTGCGTGCCGCTCGGCCATTGGGACTAGTCCCTTGTGCTCGACGAATGCCAGCTTGAACCCTGGGCCAGCCTTCCAGTATAGGCCGCAGTCCGAGCACGATGCCTTGCGGCCGAGCTGTTCGGGGCAGACGGCGTAGCCTGCCTCGCGTGCCTCCCCCTCCGAACGGAATACCCTTGCCTCGCGTCCGTTGTCGGGGATGGGGGAGTCCATTGTGGGGTCGGAAGAGTACCAGACCCAGACGTTCGGCTTAGCCTCGAGGATGGCCAGCGCGGCCAGTAGGCCTAGGTCGCCGGCCGCGTAGGACCGCGTGTAGAGGTAGAACGTTAGGCCCGGGTTGGCACCGGCCATTTGGCACCAGCCCATCACCTGAACGGCCGACACCATGTCCCCCGACACGTGCACCCGAACGACCGAGCCGGCCTTGAGGCGGCCTAGTTCGGATGCCATCTGGGCCCAGTATTCGGCCGGCGAATCCTGCAGGAGGCGTAGGTTGTTGGACCACGACGCCATGACGTTCGGCCTACGCCGTTGGATGGCCACGGCGTAGCACTCGCCGCCGGCGCCCTCCCCCGAACCGGGGACACCACCGGCCGCCGGCCGGCCTAGGCAGAATGCCGATGCGCCGGGGCACGCTTCGCCGGCCTTGAGCGATGTCGCGTAGACTCCGCGGCCGAGCTTCGCGTTTCCCTTCTGGACCAGAGCCATACCTAAACCTCCACCTGAGCGTTAGCCTCCGCTGCGACCTTGTACAGGATGCGCGCGAACGCGCGAAGGTCGGCCGGCGAAGCGTAGCCCGACCACGAAAGCCCGTTGACGTCAACCGACACGAACACGGCGCCGGCCGTTTCGTTCGAAGCGAGCGCGCCGAACCGGACGCGCGCGTCGCCATCTTCGAAGCTGAGCGAACCGTTGTGCTGAGCCATCTTCTACCATCCTTCCGTTGTCGTCTTCTACATTGTCGGCCATCCGACGCGCCGAGCACATAGGCCGAAAGGCTATTTCGCCCCTCCCCCGCGCGCGGCCGCCGGCCCCGAAAGCCCCAGGGAGACGGCCTACGCCTTTCGGTCCCCCCTCCCTCCCCCCTGCAACCAACGATGTAGGAAAGGGGCAGCATCTCATTCGAGACCTTTGACCGATGTGGAAGAGGGGCCCTGGCGCCGACAATGCATCCATGGAATACGGACAGGAGGCGAGGAAGATGGAGAGCGCAGACGTAGACCTCGGGTACGACGAGGAAACCACCGCGTGCGACCGCTGCGGTGACACGGACGCCGAGGCTTTCAGCTTCGGCCGGCTCGGCCGCAAGGCCGACGGGACATGGGGCGTCGTCGAGACCTACACGCAGGACCTCTGCTACAGGTGCGCGACGCGCTCGGGGCGGTGGGCATGATGACGGCCGAGCTCGAACGCTGCGACGGAATCACGCTCAAGGGGCGGCAGTGCAAGCGGATGCCCACGGTGGACTTCGTGAAGGACGACATCGTGGTCGCCCACTACTGCCCGCAGCACGCGAACGGGATGGGGGTCATGCGGTACCTGCGGCCCTTCCCATGGGATGCGCCGAACCGCCGGCGCTGCGAGTACAGGAAGGGGCAGGCATGAGCCTCGAACGACATGCACGGCAAGCACATGGTCTCACGACCACCATCAACGGCGGATGGCAGCTCCCGGACCGCGAGCTCTACTTCCGCCACAAGGGCGACCACGACGTGCACGAGTGGGCACACGAGGTCGGCGACCTGTACACTTGGACCGACGAGACGGAGGTGTACCGTGACGACGCTCCCGAGTTGGCTTGAGGAACGGCTCGAAGAGCTCCGCGACATCGCGCGCCGGCGGGAGCCAGGGCCACGCGACCTGGAGACTCAGCAGCACCTCGACCTGTGGGAGGCCGAGCAGGAGCAGTGGTGGAAGGAAGGGGCAGGAGCATGACCAGCAAGAGCGAAGCACGGAGGTACGCGGTGCAGCGGGAGTCACGCGGCCAGGTCATCACCATCAGCCTGTCGCACGACGACCTCGCGCTGACTCCGCGGGGGAAGCGGCTGGAAGCCGCGGCCCGGCGCCGGCTGGCGCAGCAGCACATGGACATGGCGCGTCTGCTCGAGCAGGCGGCCAACGACGAGGAGGAAGGGGCATGACCAGGATTCCGCTGAAAGAGGGCAGGAACACGTTCCTGTTCAGGGACTCGTACGGCAAGGGTGAGGTGTTCGTCGACCTGTGGTGCAAGCGTGAGGACCACCCCATCGGTCGCGGCGAGCTCTACATCGAGGCCATCGACGTCGCGCAGCGGGCCGAGCGCGGCGAGACCTGGGGCCCTCCGATGCTGAGGAGTCCCGGTGACTGACGAGGACCTGATGCGCGTGTACGACGAGGAAATGCGCCTGTACCGCGCGTACTCGGCGCTCCTGTCGGATGGGACCGCGAAGGCGCGGGACGTCGAAACCGCCAGGGAGGAGTGGTTGAGGGTATACCGGCCGCTGCGCAAGGCGCTGCCGCCGGCGAAGCTGCGGGACCTGCTCGCTGCCAGAGTGGCAGGGGCAGCAAAGACGAGAAAGGGGCGGTGATGCCACCGACCGAGGAAGAGCTCGTGAAGTTGCAGGCAGAAGTCCAGGCCATCCGCGAGCGTGAGGCCGCGGAGCGAGAGAAGGAGGAGGACGATGGCTAAGAGGTGGGACGTGTTCGACAACGAGGCGCAAGTGCTCGTCGACATCCGCGAGCTCCTGTTCCTCATCCTGCACGTGCAGCTCAGCGTGCCGGACCCACTCGGCAACACCACCAAGCTCGTGAAGCGCCTGGAGCGCTTCGTGGAAGAGAGGATGGTCGAAGATGAGTAGGTTCATCGGTACCGCGAAGGTGTTCGATGTGGGCTCGTTCACGGACGAGCTCAAGGTGTACCGGGTCACCATCATGGACAACGGGCTTGAGGGTGCGTGCGACTGCCCGGCGCGCGTGTACAACCCGATGACCGAGTGCAAGCACATCCGCGCCGTCCTCGCGGACATCGCCGACGACGGCATCCCCGAGCTCTTGCAGGGGCAGGAGCGCGTTGACATCGTCGACATCATGGCCGACTCGTTCCACGATGGGTTCATGTCCGGCATGGACGTGGCCCGCAAGGCACTCGAAAGGGGGCTCCTCAAGTGAGCGCACCCAAGTTCAACGGAGAGCAGGCCATGGACTACATGGTGTACGGCACGCAGCGCAACGACTAGCGCGGATTCCTCACCATGTACGCAGTGGTGTGTCCCGAGCACGGTGGGTTCGTCGTGCGCAACGCGCCGGAGGCCATCGAGGCCGCGACCGAGGCGTGCAAGGATGCGCGGGACTGCGACTACTACCCCATCATCATCGGGCTGGCGCCGCAGATTGTAGCCGGCATCTTCGCGCCACCCCCGGAGGTTTCGTGATGGGGGTGCCATCGGAGAAGTTCGACCACCACGTGCAGAACATCCTCGAAGCGGCCTACGCTGCAGCGGACCACGTGGAGTGGACGTTCCAGACGCCCGAGCAAGAGGACCGAGCAGGGCGCACGCTCCTCGGCATCATGGAGCTCGCCCGACACCTACAGGAGATGAGAGCATGAACGAGAAGGAAATCCGCCAGTGGTACGAGGCCAACGGCCTCGAGTACCTGCCCGAGGACTGGGGCGACCGCGCTGACAACGGCGAGAGCCTCGGCTACCAGCCCCTCGAGCGCGACCGCATCGGACACGAGCGTGTGTCCATCGGGTTCGACGAGAAGAAGCTGGAGGCCCTCGAGGAGTTCGGCCAGGTCATGCTCCTGTGGGAGCAGCGTGAGGACCACGAGGTTCTCGAGGCCATCGAGGAGTTCTTCACCCCGTACCTCGCGTCCATGCCGCAGGCCAAGCGCCGGGTCATTGATGACTACATGTACGGCCGGCGCACCCAGCAACAGATTGCGACGGCCCTGGGTGTTTCACAGCAGGCCGTCAGCAAGCAGCTCGCGGCCGCGCTGCGCTGGGTCATCGCGCGCATCGCCTCGGACGAGCGTCTCAAGTTCGACGACGACGAGGACTCGTCGCTCATCCAGGACGAGGAGCTCGCGTGGGTCGCGTTCAACGCGTTCTGGGAGAGGAGGTTCGGCACCCCGTGGCCTCTGCGGGGGTAGATGTAAAGGAAAGGGCCCCAACCTTGAAGTTGGGGCCCTGTGATTCAAGGTTACGCGCAATTCCCTAGCGTATTGAGGGTCCTTTCACCAAGCCCGGGACGACGCGGGTGCACACGGAGCACAGGTGCATCCAGTCTTCGCGGTGGGCGAAGTGCCGGCTGGGTTGCTCCACCCCGTACTTCGCCCACACCTCCCCCTCGTCGAGGTAGTGGTCCACCATGCGGTGGCGCCGGCCCTCGGCCGTGATGCGGGTCCTCATACGAGCTCCCCGTTCACGAGCATGGGGCCCGGGTCGCGGTCACCGTAGTGCACGTCGTTCTCGACCGCGGTGATGAACGCTGCGACCTCGCAATCCCCCTTGTACAGAGTGCGCGTGCTGTTCGGGTCGTCGAGCTTGGCCAGCAGAACTTCGAGGTTGCGGCGCGTCAGCTCGACGCGGATGACCGGGTAGTTGTCGTGCAGGTTTGTGACGAGCTGGGTCTTCATTCCTCCTCCAGTCCGCTGTCCCACCACGCGCGCACGCGCGAGGCGAGCTGCTTGGCCTCCATGTGCTCGATGTCCTGGATGCGGCCGTTCGCATCGAAGAACCCCTGGCGGACCGTGCCGTCCTGCATGTCCCACATGGCCCAGGCGTCGAAGCCGGCGCGCACGTATTCGCGGTACGTGAGCGACGCGCCGACACTGATGCGCGCACCCTTCGGTTTTTGCTCGATGTGCAGCAGGCGGTGTGTCTTCGCCTGGTTGATGACGAAGTCGACGTCCATCCCGCCGACCTTGCCCGGCAGCGCGTCGTTCACCCACCGGAAGTCCCGGTACCCGAGGTGTGCCTCGGACACGGGAGTGCCGCACGTCGGGCAACCCCTGAGCTCGTGGCCATCCCTCATGCCGGCTCCGGCCGGTGCACGTAGACGCGGATGCCGCCGGTGCGCTGCGAGTACTCGTTGTCAAACTGCAGCGCGAAGTTGGCGTCCTCCATCTCTTCCTTCGAAAGCACCAGGGAACCTCCGAGCTTGTCGACGGCGAACGCGAGCAGCGTCAGCGCCTCGATGGTCTGGCGGTCGAACACGACCTTGGCCGAGACCTCCTCGACGCGACGCCGGCGCTCCTCGAGCGTGGGCTCCTCTATGCCGCCTGGCTCGAAGAGCTCTGCGCCCCAGTCGTCGTCGGGGATGTCAGGCAGTGGCCTGTCCGTCATCGTCGCCCCCCTTAAGGGGTACCACGTTGGTGAGCTCGGCCGCCTCAACCGGGGCCGGGTATGCGCGCTCGAGGGCGTTCGCGATGCGGCCGAGGGCGGTCGCAATCTCGTTGGCCACGACGAGCTTGGCGACGGGAAGCGGCGTCGGATTGCCGTTCACGTTCACCATCACGTTGAACTCCGCCGGAACCTGCGGGTCCTGTGGGGTCAGAATCTTTCCACTCATGTCTTTCGTGCCTCCTCCTCGAGTAGCTCGATGGATGAGCCCTCTCCCTTCTGGGCCCAGTTGTCGCAGTTGAACGGGACGAAGATGAGCGGGACGCGGAGCTGGTACCCGTGGCCGCGCTCCATGCACCACTGCAGGACCGCGAGCTCTTGCTTGCCCAGAGGCGCGACCAGCCGGCGCTCCCAGATGGCCTCGTCGTGAATCTGCGCGAGGACCCGCAGCAGCTCACGCAACATACTGTTCGAGTTGACAGCCAGCATGCCGCGGCGGATGACGTCGGCCGCGCTGCCCTGGATGACGGAGTTGACCGCCTGGCGCTCGCCGTACTGCCACGCCTTCCACGACGCGAGCTCCTCGAACGAGCCCTTGAGGTGGCGCACGCGGCCGGACAGCGTCTCGACGTGGCCGTGCTCCTTCGCCTGGAACTTGGTGCGGTCGCCCCAGCGGAAGAACGCGCGGTAGAACCCCTGCACCTCTTTGAGGTACGCCTTAGCCGTCGCGGTGTCGGTCTGGAACCCTTCGAGTGAGAGCACCTGCGCCAGCTTCTTCGGGCCGGCGCCGTACCCCACGCCGTAGTTGATGGTCTTCCCGATGCTCCGGCGCGGGTCGTCGTGGCCGTCGCACGAGCCGAAGATGGCCGCGGCCGTGCGCTCGTGTGGGTCGAGGCCCTGCGCGAAGATGCGGATGAGCTCGGGGTCGTTGGACCAGTGCGCCATGAGCCGCATCTCCAGCGCGTCGTAGTCGCCGATGACGAAGTCACCCTGGAACAGCGCGCGCACCCGGTCGCCGAGCTCGTGACGCGACGGGATGTTCTGGAGGTTCGGGTCGCTCGAGGACAGCCGGCCGGTGACCGTACCGCCTTGGTTGTACCGCCCGTGGATGCGCGCCTCGTCGCGGGCCTCGAGCAGGTCCACCACGGCCACACCGATGAGGCCAGGGTCGCTGGCCAGCGTCTTGTGCACCAGCGGGCGCCGGCGCTCGACGGCCACGCGGGGGAACTTCTCGAGGTACGTGCCGAGCAGCTTGTCGGTGCGGCGGTACGTGAGGCAGAGCTCGTGCACCCACGCGTCGTTGCCGTGCTGGTACAGGAGGTCAGGGGTGCTCGTGCTTGGGTGTTTCCCCTCCACGTGCTCCCCGCCCACCTTGCGCTTCGTGTGGGG